TTGATCGCGCTTGAGCGCCAAGCCTACGGCATCCAAGGCGTGTTCGAGGACGTAGAGGAAGCCAACCAGCAGTCCAGCGCCCCCACCGCCGCGCAGACTGACGCCGTGCTTAGCAAGTTCGCAGCCGTGCTCGCCAAGAAGATGGGCGCGGTGGAGGTGGTGTCAAGTGACTCCTGAAGTCAAAACTGCCCTGATGGACGCCCCGTTCCACAGCGTGGCGGACTTCTGGACCATCCTTGAGAATGACTTCCCCGCGGACAAGATCAAGCCCTGGCTGGCGCAGCACGACCGGTACTACCTGCTCGTCAAGATCCTACACCGCACGGACGCCATCCACCCGTGGCTGTACGCACGGACGCGGGAAGTGGAGCAGGCCAGAGATGGATATCTCGACCTATGGGCCCGCGAGCACTACAAGGCTCTCGCCATCGACACGCCCGTGCCCACTCCTACCGGCTACAAGAAGCACGGGGATCTTCAGCCTGGGGATTGGGTGTACGGGTCAGACGGAGCACCGACGCGTGTGGTGGCCACGACCCCCGTGTTCACTGACGACGAGTGCTACCGTCTGTGGTTTGACGATGGCACTGAGATTATCGCAGGAGCAGAGCATCTGTGGACGATAGAGGTGCCAGACCGCAGACGCGTTGCTGGAACAGAGAAGCGGCTTGGGTGGAAGACTATCACCGTACCCACAAAGAATCTCCGCGAGTACCAGTGCATCGCGCGCATCCCCGTGGCCCCGCCGCTGTTGAATGCGGAGCACATGCTTCCCATTCCCCCGTACACGCTGGGGGCGTGGCTGGGAGACGGCAATAACGATGGTGGTGTAGTCACGTGCGGAGACCCCGAGGTGTTTGAGAACATCCGCGCAGACGGGTACTCCCACAAGCCGGACTCACCTGGGCGTAGCTGTCAGCACCACACTCTCTATGGTCTGTCGGCAGAGCTTCGTGGATTGGGATTGATTAGGAACAAGCACATCCCAGATGTCTATTTGCTCGGTAGTGTTGCTCAGCGCAGAGCTCTTCTGCAGGGTCTGATGGACACTGATGGGCACTGCAACACTCGGGGAACGTGCATCTTCGTCAATAAGAACGAGAAGCTCGCGGCCGGCGTGTTCAGGCTGTGCGTGAGTCTTGGTCTCAAGCCTTCTCGCAACAGTTTCGATTACGACCACGGCACTGTCTATCACGTGTCTTTCCAAGGTTACGCGGAAGACGCACCGTTCAGAATCCCGCGCAAGTTGGCTCGCTGCAAGACGACGAGCAGGCACGGGTCTGCCAACAGACGTCTGTGGGGTGTCGAGCCCGTAGAGTCAGTCCCCACTTCTTGCATCCAGGTGGCTGCAGATGACGGGCTGTACCTGTGCGGAGAGCAGGGAGTCACCACGCACAACTCGACGATCATCACCTTCGCAGGCATCATCCAAGAGGTGATCAACGACCCAGAGATCACCATCGGCCTGTTCAGTCACACCAAGCCGATCGCCAAGGCGTTTCTGCGGCAGATCCAGAAGGAGATGCAGAACAACGAGGACTTGAAGAGGCTGTACCCCAACATCTTCTGGGAGACGCCGGAGAAGGACGCCCCCAGTTGGTCGTTGGACAGTGGGCTGGTGGTGCGGCGCAGGTCCAACCCGAAAGAGGCCACCATCGAGGCCCACGGCCTTGTCGATGGCCAGCCGACGTCGAAGCACTTTGCGCTGATGGTCTACGACGACGTCGTGACCCGCGAGTCCGTGTCCACCCCCGAGCAGATCCAGAAGACCACGGAGGCCTGGGAGCTCAGCGACAACCTGGGCACTGCCGGCGGACGCAAGTGGCACATCGGTACGCGGTACAGCTACGCTGACACGTACGAGGAGATGATCAAGCGCAAGTCGGTGCTCGTGCGCATGCACCCCGCCACCGAAGACGGTACGATCATGGGCCGCCCCGTCCTGTTCGATCAGGAAACGTGGGACAAGAAGGTCCGCGACCAGGGCGAGGCCACCATCTCTTGCCAGATGTTGCAGAACCCGCTGGCGGGGCAGCAGCGCATGTTCGACGTTGAGGACCTGCGCGTCTACGAAGTGCGGCCCGAGGTGCTGAACGTCTACATCATGGTGGACCCCGCCCGCAGCAAGAAGAAGGGCAGCGCCAAGACCGCCATCGCCGTGATCGGCGTGGACTACGCGCTGAACAAGTATCTGCTTGACGGGTTCAACCACAAGATGGACTTGCGCGAGCGCTGGGTCCGCACCGCGCAGATGTACCACCGTTGGAAGCGTGCCGCTGGCGTGCAGAACGTGAAGGTGGGCTACGAGTCGTTCGGTGCGCAGGCCGACCTGGACTACTTCGCCGAGCAGATGCAGAAGCCCAACGAGGGCGGGCACTTCCACATCGAAGAGCTGTTGTGGCCCCGCGACAGCGAGGGCAGCAAGACTGACCGCGTACAGCGCCTCAGCCCGGATCTGCGCGGCCACCGCTTCTACGTTCCGTACGAGACAGACGATGAGAAGCTCACAGCCACTCAGCGGCGCATGAAGCAGACCGGCTACGAGCACCGCATCGCCCGCCCCATCAAGCGCAAGGACGAGTCCAACCGCCTGTACGATCTGACCAAAGAGCTCAGAATGCAGGTACACTTCTTCCCCTACGGCAGCGCGAAAGACTTGATCGACGCCGTGTCCCGTATCTACGACATGGAACCGCACGCCCCTTCGTTGAGCGAGGTGGGCTACATCGAGCCGGAGTACGTCTAATGCCCACGCCCAACACCACTCAGCAGATCCGCAACCGAGTCTCCACATCCACGCTGAGCTGGCAGCAGATGGTGGAGCGTGCCTGGGGCGCAGAGTTCTCCGCGCCGGACCGCAACATCTACCAGTTCGGCAACAATCGGGGCTTTGACAGCTCCGATCGGGGCACCACGGGCATCTACAACTCCAACCTGGGCGTGCCCAGCAGCACTCCGGTGTAACCACCATGTCAGCAAGTCTTGCAGCTCCCCCGAAGCTTCAGTTCTTCGACTCCAACGGCAACCCCCTCGTTGGAGGAAAGCTCTACACCTACGCTGCGGGCACCACCACGCCGCTCGCCACCTACACCGACAGTACGGGAACCACGCCAGCGTCCAATCCGATCATCCTGGATTCGCGCGGAGAGTGCACTCTGTGGCTGGGCGCGGCTGACTACAAGCTACGACTCACCACTCCGGCTGATGTGCAGCTCTGGGTGGTGGATAACGTGACCGCTGTGACGCTCAATCTCCAGAACGCCCAGGGGATTCTTCCCGTCGCGTCTGGGGGTACGGGCGAGTCTACGGCTGCAGATGCGTTCGACGCATTGAAGCAGCCTGCCAGTGCCGTGTACTCTGGCGTTGTGGAACTGGCCACCTCCGCTGAGGTGATTGCGGGCACTGACACGCAGAGAGCCGTGACTCCTGCGGGATTCATGGCTGCGAACATCGTTGATGGTGGCTTGAACACTTTTTCTGGAGCCACCTCCATACAGATATCAAGCCTCGTACCTTCCACTGCGAAAAGAATCACCCTGGCGCTGGATGGGGTGAGTACAAGTGGGACCTCTCCTGTCATTCTTCAAGTCGGTCTAGCCGGTCCGGCGTGGGTTACGTCCGGTTACACCTCTGTGGCGGACAATGGGTATGGGACTCCTGCCGCCTACACGACAGGTCTCGGCATTGAGAGAACCAGTGCCGGCTCTTCCTCGAGGAGAGGCGTGTTCACGCTTTTGAAGCAGAGCAGCAACTCGTGGCTCGGCACTTACGTGGGTACGAACGGTACGGACATGTGTTTCGGTTCCGGAGAATCTCCTGGAGCTCCAACTCCGGTGCTCTACCTCCGCCTCACAACTGTTGGGGGTACAGACACGTTTGATGCCGGTGCCGTGAGAGTGTACTGGGAGTAAAGATGGAAACAGACATCGAAACCGTCGAAGCTACACCTGATGTCGAGAACAGCCAGATGGAGCTCGTGGCGAAGCTGGCTGCGCAGACGTTGAGCAGGCACTACCCCAATCACGTGTGGATGGTGGGCTGGGCTCCGGGGCGCGTGCTGGTGGTCAAGAACATGGCGATCGACGATGGGCGGTACGGGTTCACCGTAGATGCATTCCGTGCGGCGACGGTGAGCGAGCTGGAGCGCAACATCGTCCTCGCGGGCGGTGAGCTGCTGGAGCGCTGCGGCGTGCCACGTGGCGCGTGGAACGGCGAGATTCTCAATCTGAAAGACAAGACATGATGCCTGTCAACACTCCGCCCACTGCGCAGAGTGGGAACCCGGATGAGAATGCCGACGACAGGGACTGGCTGGCCCGTGCCCGCAGTGCCTTCCGTTCCAGCACCAGCTACATGGACGGGAACTGGCGCAAGTCGTGGGAGGACAGTATCCGTGCCTTCAACAACATGCATCCGTCGGACAGCAAATACAATGCTCCGGCGTACGACAAGCGCAGTCGACTGTACCGGCCCAAGATTCGTGCAGTGATTCGCAAGAACGAGGCTGCCGCTGCGGCCGCGTTCTTCAGCAACGTGGATGTCGTCAGTCTGTCTGCCAACGACCAGTCAGACAAGATGCAGCAGATGAGCGCCGAGATCATGAAGAACATTCTTCAGTATCGGCTGACCAAGACCATCCCCTGGTTCCAGATCGTGCTGGGTGGGCTGCAAGACGCGCAGACCACTGGCGTCGTGTGCGGACACGTGCACTGGATGTACGACGAGGTCCACAACGTCGACAAGCCGCAAGTGGATCTCGTACCCATCGAGAACGTGCGGTTCGACCCCAGCGCCAGCTGGATCAACGTGGTGGAGACGAGTCCGTACTTCATCCACATGATCCCCATGCTGGCCATGGACGTCCGTGCCAAGATGGAGAGCGGAGAGTGGAAGGAGCTGCCGGTCAACCTCGCTACGGCCAGCAGCAACTTCGACAGCACGCGCATCGCCCGCAACGCCAACAAAGAAGATCCGCAGAGTGCTGACACTCGCGCCCTGGGCGACTACGAGATCGCCTGGGTGCACCGGCACATCCATCGCAAGGACAGCGTAGACTACGAGTTCTACACTCTGGGCGAGTACGGCCTACTGACGGACGCCACGCCGCTCGTCGACTCAGTGTTCCACGGCCGCCGCCCGTACGTCATCGGCTCGTGCATTCTCGAGACGCACAAGCCCATGCCGACCAGCGTGCCCATGCTGGCCCGTGGGCTGGCTGACGAAGTCAACGAGATCGCGAACCAGCGCATCGACAACGTCAAGTTCGCGCTGAACAAGAAGTGGTTCGCCAAGCGGGGTGTGGACGTCGACTTGTCTGGCCTCGTACGCAACGTGCCCGGTGGCGTCGTGCTGATGAACGACCCCATCAACGACGTAAGGGAGATCTCGTGGCCGGACGTTACGCAGAGCAGCTACATGGAGCAGCAGGGCTTGGACCTGTCCATGGACGAGCTGCTCGGCAACTTCAACCCAGCGGCCATCATGATGGCGGGTGGGTCGAACGCGCCCGCCCGCAACATGAGCATGCTGAACCAGAGCAACGGCACGCTCGTCGAGTACCTGATCCGCACTTACGTCGAGACGTTCGTGCAGCCGGTGCTGCGGCAGCTCATCCTGCTCGAGCAGAAGTACGAGACTGACCGTGTCATCCTCGCCATTGCCACGAAGAACAGCTCTTTGTTTCAGCGGTTCGGCATGGACGAGATCACGGACGAGCTGCTGAACCAAGAGATCACGCTCACCGTGAACGTGGGCATGGGTGCCACGGACCCAGGTCAGAAGCTGCAGAAGTTCCTGATGGCGATGAATCTGTACTCGGAGATGGTGCGGAACCCAATACCGGGTATCAACACCGTGGAGGTGGGCAAGGAGGTCTTCGGGCATCTTGGCTACCAAGACGGCAGCAGGTTCTTC